CCTGGGGTCGCTTTCGGAGATTTCCTTCACGGTCAGGAATGACCCTGATGGAACTGCTACGGACATCATTGATGTCTCCGAGGCAATGTCCTTTTATATGGTCAAAGCCGGCGGAATCGCGGCCAAGTTGCTTGGCTGGGAGTCTTAATCTACTCCTTTTCAAGCTCACTTAGATGTGTGTCGTGAGAGATTCTACTTAGCCGTAGAGTGCTTTCAAAGGAGAAGTCCTATGACTGCACGGAACAGCTACGTAGAGTTCGTCCTAGGCACGCTAACAGCACTTTTGAAAGACTGTGCTGATATGTACCCAGACTGTACCAGAGAGTTCGAGCGTGATAAGAAACGCTTGTCCTCCGCAGTCGAGCATCATGGCGCTAATTTCGTTTTTAGCGTCATGCCTGCGTTCAGGAAGCACCTTGACCAGTGCATCTCGAACGGATACCTAACCCACTCAGGTTTGATCCATTTTGGATCTACCAGGAGAGGGGAGACAGTCCCTAGATTATTCCGGGGTCTGACTCTTCGTATCTTCGACCGTATTGGTACGCTTCGCCCTGATGCAGATCACAATGCCGTTAGAATGCTAAGGCAGCTCCTCGGAGCTGTCCGCAAGCTAAAGGTTGAGTGTGAAGTCAGGCACCACCGTGAGGCGGTGCAAGAGTTCTTCTGCATCGAGTACGAGTTACCTGAGCCCGAATCGTTTTGGACCCAGGGTGAGGACCTCCATGTAGATCCGTCACCGATAGTCAGTTTTACTGACTATCCCGTGCCTGATCGTTCAGAAGAGGCCCTCGCTCGTCCTCATCAAGAGTCGTTCGTATCATCTAAGCTCCTTGAGACTATGCAGCGCGTAGCTGATTTAGTCTCATCGGAGCTAGGAGATTTCGTTCCTCTTGATTGGAAAGTGAAGCATGGACCTGGTGCCGTCTCTGACTCTAGATTCGGGTCGAATAAGTATTCGTTCCCTAACTGGAGTCTTAGGCTTGAACGCATCTTTCCTTATGCTGATTTTGGCTCTGCCAATTATCAGTGTTGGATTGATGACGTTCGTATCGAAAAAGTTCCGGTGGATTTCGATCCGCCGGCTCGCTTGGCTGCTGTTCCAAAGACGTTTACCACGCCTCGGCTTATCGCCGTGGAGTGCGTATCGCATCAATGGTGTCAACAGTCCATTCGAGACTTTTTCTATACTCGTGTGCACAAATCCCGGCTGTCGCCCTTCATCTCGTTTCGAGATCAAGAACTCAGCGGGGACTTGGCACTGAAGGCCTCCATTGATTCTTCGCATGCGACAATTGATTTGTCTAGTGCGTCGGATCGTATATCCTGCAATCTGATTAGTCGGCTTTTCCGCCGCCTACCCGGGTTGCTTCATGCCATGAGATCCTCGCGGGCCTCTTGGCTTGAACAAGATATATGTAGGTACTCTCCTAAGCTATGGAAGCTAAAGAAGTACTCTACAATGGGAAACGCCACTACTTTTCCTG